TTCTGATCCCCAATACTGCTGATCGGGATAAAGTTTTCCAGTATAACCAGCTCATCCAATCCATCCAGCGGACTATATCCAAGACTGGCCCGGACTTCATTGCCGGTTAAGATCCCTCTGACAAATAATTCCTGTCCAACACTGGACAGATCTTTGATGTCATAGGCATACAGCGCCCGGGAATTAAATTTAAAATACAGGTCCGGAGAAATTAACAGCTTCCTGGTCAGCTCCTGTTCAATCAATTTGCAGATTGGCAAAATTGTTGAGTTGATAAAATTA